AGTGCCATAATATGTACCTTCTTGGTCAGGGCCCTGGATGGGCCCTTGCTCTCGATTCATTAAGGACATTATCCCATGTCCGCGCCCAAAGGTCCACCACTTTCTTATACCGTTTTGGCATAAGAACACACTTTATTATTATAAAAAATTAGCGACCGTCTTGTATGATACGACTCCATTGCTATCATACGTCATCAACCGTTCATTCCTGTTTGGGGAGTATCCTAGGTCGGGGTTTTGATATGATACATGAACCCAACCTGATTTAGGATCCCCGTCAACTGAGGGATCAAAGTGCTCAAGAATCAATTGATCAAATTCGGGGATATTATCAATTATATATTGGCCTAATTGGGCTGTGCTGATATCAGGATCGATAGATTCAATATCAACAGCTTGACCTAACGTATGCTGTGAGTAAATGCCACTACCAATAGCATTATTCACCAAGTTACTTCGATATCCAGACGAAACGATAATAGGCCCAACAATATCCCTCACAGGCTGTAGCACTCGCTGAGCTAGATACACTAAATTAATCACTTCGTTGGTGCCAGGTGTATTGTCAAACCCCCGCCTACTGGCGGTCTGAGATTTTATCATCTCAGCCATAGTGAAGTTCTTGGTTATATTCATATTTTATTATCTCCTAGTTCTAGTCTTCCCACAAACCACGAAGTCTCTGCCAGCTATAAATGCGCGGGATTTTAGATTGGGCCATTTTATGACCAGTATGAGTAGTGTGCATCTGAAATGTCCTATAGCCAATACTTTGAGCAATAGTACAATGTCTCCAATAATCATCAATATATATCAAAGGATGATCAGGTTGGTGAAGCATATTTAAATATGCTTCCTTTGATTCTCCTATAGGAACATGGTATATTTCCGTAACTGCTGTACCATATAGATTATTTATATTCTGGCGCCGAAGGTTTATGGTATCTGGATCATCGCCACAGCTAGTAATCGCGATAAATTGCACACCATAGTTCCTATGGAGTTCATTGACTACCTTCATGGAATCCTCATGTGGACCCAAACGACCGAATGATAGTGATAGAGCGAAACTCTTTATTAGAGTTGCAACCAACGTTGCAGCATCATGCCCCTCATGCAGCTCAGTGTTGCAATACCGCTCATATCGATGATGTGGATAATCCACATTGATGGGCGGCAGGCCTGCTACCTTCGTCATATACAAATCAAAGCCTGCCGCCCAATTTAACAGAACTCCATCAACATCGACTATTACAGTTTGCCGAGGATCAACCATAATTAAACTCCAAACTTTGATTTTGCAGCTACGTCAGGAAAGAATGCCCGAATGCGAATGATTTCTTTCTCGTCATACACACCAACATCGATCATGTCCTGAACACTCATAGCCTTGACACGAAGATCACGAACAGCCTGCTCTTGCTGAATAATGTAAGGCTTGGTGATGTCATCATAAAAAGTAGAGGTATCGCGTTGCAGCTCCGCAGCCCTTTCTGACGCGTCAGTTAGCAGAGTTGAAACTAGGAATTGTGCAGATGCTTGGGTAGTTACTATTACTGACATATTTGGTGCCTCACTTATTGACTGGGTTTTTCATTCTATAGGGGTATTATCCATGATAATCAGTTAAATGTCCACAACTTTCTTATACCGTTTTGGCATAAGAACCTCGTTTAATATAACTAAAATCATATCTAATACCGCGCTTTGACTAATTCAATAAGGACATTATCTTATATCAAGAGGTCAGTATCAAGCGTTATTTCGCGGTTTCTTATATTGTTTTGGCATAAGAACCATATCAAACATAATGAGATACAAGGGCTGATACTCTGCGGGGGTCAGGATATACATTCCTGCAATACGCCGCTCCTCACAGTTTTGAGCATGTTGCTCGTTAAAATGGTTATTTGCATTCATTTTACTATATATCCTAACCTAGGTTGATCAAGTAGCCCATCAGCATCGTCGTAGTCGGCTATGAAGTGATATCCATCTGGTATATCCGGAATAGTGTGTGGAGATTCGTTGGCCCAAATCGGAATTGCGTGGGACCATGTATCATCGTGACCTGATCGGAGGTGCACCTCTACAACATACCCCTCTATCATCTCAATATTTATCATGCTATACTTCTGAACAAAGGGCAACAGCCATTTGGGAATAGGTACCTGAACATCCTCATTGATGCGCCATAGATTAAATTTATGCAGAGGATCCTTAGGACTACGATAACCCTCATAGGCAACCACCTGATCACCGTATTCATAATCAATTGATATTTGTGAAGAGGCGCCTAAATCCTCGCACCAGAAGAACCCTGGTCTGATATCAGCTTGAATGCCTCCCTCCAAATAGGATCTATAGGCACCCACGCTCATACCAGATAAATTGGTGATGGGGCGGATAATATATGAACCTGTTTTTGGTATAGGGGTGGATGCGTGACCAGCAAGTAGACCTTGGGTCTTAGCTACTATTAGCTTATCATATATCCACAAATCTTGCGGCGGGAGAAGCTCGTAAACTTCTATATCATTTAATGCTTGTGTATTATGCATAGAGGAACTCCTTTTCCTCTATCTATATTTATTAACGTCTCTCCATGCAACAATACTCAGTTTGGTTATTTTTGGGTAGATTGTGCGTGTCTACACAATTCACCAGCAATGTTTATTATGCTATAGTTAGTTTTTTTCGGATTTTTCTTTCGCTGATTCTCACGCTCCATCTCTTCCTCACTTAACGTATCTTCCTCGCGCTCCACGTCAGCGGACTCTGCATCTAACTCATCATCAGTATTGAGTTCACAGCTTTCACTAGTGGCATCTTTCTCTTCGTTGGCGAGGCGCGCCTTTTCTCCAATACGACGAATAACCTCCTCGCCGTCCATATAGATATCATCATTTTTTAAGATGCTATCAATTTCATCTTGGGTAAGGAAGTTGTGATAAACGTCTTCTATCATTGTTCTTGACCATTTATGCATATGTTGTATCTGGGAATACATCTCGCCTCCCTTACCAAGGGTGCCACCTGAATAATTATGAAACATGAACATAGAATGCTCAGATATCTCTATTTGATCAGCTACCATTAATGGAATTGTAGCGGCTGATACACACTCTCCCTCTACCGACACAATAACCGTTCCTTGACACTCGCTCAGTACTCGAAGAAGTTGGATACCTGTCCACAACGAACCACCACATGAGTTGATATGCAAATAAATAGTATCTTCATATTGGGCAGTTCTTATCAAATGAAACCAATCTGCGTATTCTGACGCGTCACCAATCTCACCTAACAGGTAGAATGAGTGAACGAGCCCAGCTGAAACCTCAGTGTACATCGGCCGAGCTTCTTTAGTGGAATAATCACCACGGCGGTTTGTGATATCAACTTGATTGCTCATTGGCATACCTCTCAATTGTATCGAATAGTGGATCGACCCATCGGTCTCTCTTTTGAATGAAGATCTGTGGAATTCCACTATCATTTGCAATAATTGTTACTAAACGGGTTATGGGTTCTTTAGTTACTTCTTCCCACATAATGGCATATGCGCACTGTTGCATAAAGTATCCATCGAGCCATTCCTTTTTCTTAGTCTTGGCTGATGTTTTAAAATCAATGATTGATAACTTGCCATCAAAATTAGCTACCAAATCAGTTCTACCAGCTAGGCAGAGATGTGAAGAATAAAGAGGTATTTCCAGTCCCCTAACATCCTGCACGTGTGTGTCACATACTCCTGCAATTTGCTTAAATGGACTGAGCACGAATGGCATTGTTGAGGATACATCAACCTCTTTATTATTCACATAATCCTCAATAAGAGAATGCACCGCGGTACCCCTGCCAGATGCCCTGGATGAAATCTTAGCAGCTTCATCCTCACCGATGCGCGCTTTCCATTCACGAATAAAATCCCGAGACAGTATAGAGAGCACAGTAGTCACTGACATCAATTTGGCACCTGCAGGTGAGGTGTAAATTCTCCCTTGTTTGGTGTATTGATGGGGAAGATTATCATAGGGTAGTTGATATCCTATATGATTAAATTCACCTTTCATTATCTGAGTCATTAGATATCTCCTTATCGTAAAGCTCTTCGGTAATGATAAAATCACGTACTCTACCAGATCTGACAATATCAGAAGGTTTAAATTCAATTTGATCGGTATTTTTCATTCGATCGAAGATTGCCTTGAATTTATTGAACCCTCTAATAGCCGCGGCCGCTTCTCTACCTTGCAGATCAGTTTGTTTTGTGTCACCTGCTAATATCAATCTAGTGCTTTCACCTAAGCGGGTTATAGTAGATCGAAGCTCGTCATATCTCATATTTTGTATTTCATCAACAAAAATCACGGCGTCATCCAAAGTGATACCTCTAATATAAGAAGTGGTCATAAATTGAACTTGACCTGATTGGATAACTTTGTCCCATGCATCAGTAGAATTAAATAAATGATTAACAATTGACTTATATGGTGCATTATAAGGATCTTCTTTATCAATTATCTCTCCTGGCAAGAACCCCATGTCTTGGGTAGGGACAGCTGTCCGAATAATAATAACCTTATTGTAATGATTATCAGTGGCTAATACTTGCTCTAAACCAAAGTATAAAGCTAATAATGATTTACCTGTACCAGCAGATCCATACATCAGGATATCTTTATTGCTGTCCCATATAGCCTTACTATCAGATTGTCCTTTCGTTAACATCTTGATGGTAGATAAATTTTCAATCTTCGGTTTCTTAGGAAGCGTGATGTTAGTCATGTATAGTATTATCCTTACCAGATCCTGTTTTAATTCGGCCCAAGACGTTCCTCCAACCTTCACCTGCTTTGGATAGTGTACTCCCAGCACCAGATACAATCTTCGGAGTCCCTATCAATTTGTATATAGTTTCGTGGGCGCACTCGGGACATGGGTTATGTTCAGCTATATTACGGTCACTCATTTTCACTACTTCATGAAACATATACTCACAGGTTTTGCATTTATATGTGTATTGCGGCATTGGATCTCCTTGGTTGGGTGGGGCGGTGGGACTATCCCCACCTATTAGTTAGGCTGTTTGTAAATACCTCAACTCGAGCTCATAGATTTCAGCATCAATATAATCTTGCTTCATCTTCATCGGCCGTAACCGATCTAATTTGCCTTTATTTTTCATTCGTTGTATAGAATGTTTAATCTCGCGGGAATCGCGTCGAAGGCGCTCTAGTTGGTTTGTTGTCATGTTAGTTCTCCCAATGTTGTATACTAGAATAGGTCTTATTTTTTTCATCTAGTCATTAATCTCCTTGTGTACATAACATACTCATAGCCGAAGGATTAATTATCACATCAATAGGTGGGGTATTTACATATCAGGTGGTATCTATTTCTCCTGAATTAGCCGTGGAAAAGCATCCTTAACTAGCTTCTTTGTTACTCCTTTATACTTGCCTGCAAGTTGCGCATCCTTCATCCAGATAATTATCTGCGCATCCTTTGGATGAACACTTTCTAGCATCTCGACGAACATACGCTCGCGTTTTACCTGCTTGAGTTTATCCCCAGGTCCACCATGCGCAAAATATTTAAGTTTCTTACATGCATGTAGAATATTGGAAAAATTGTATCCAATCGGAGCATCATCAACTTTAAATGGCGGAGCTCCTGCAGGAAGATTCCATGATACAGTAGAATCAAACGAGCCTCTCAGTATATCTCGTAGAGGCATTGAGTTGTGTTCATGTAGAACACTAATCTTATCTACGGTCGTTTTTTGATTTGAAACCTTTTCAAAAATCTCATGTATCATCAACTTATTTGGGTTAGCCATGTGGGTAAAAATCCTCTATACAATTCATTAAGGTTCTGCACCGAGCGGCGACAAAATAGTTCAATATCTTGCTTCTAGGTGCAGGGGTAGCGTCTTCATATTTATCTATAACTTCAGATACTATCTCTTCTGGGGTCTCGCTCAAATCAATCATCGACTTATTCCTTTCCCAATGTGATCGGATACCTGCAGGAAATGGATAATCCTCCTCAATGTTATCATATGAAAGTATATCATCAATATATTTTTGTCGCATAGGTGCCTGGCGAATGTTGTCCGTGAAACTGTTATCAAGTGACCATACGTTAGGAACCCCATCCTCTCTATCCCCACGCAGTATTTGCTCATCAAGGAATTTACGAGGATCATCTGTTGACATTTGCTTTTGATTTTTGACACTAAACTGCTTAACATTGCTATACTTTTGCAGCTGCAAGAAATCCTTATCACTTGATACTATCATAACGGGTTCACATTTACCGAATGATTGCGTGCTCTCTACAAGAGCCCCAATGATATCATCGGCTTCAGCGCGGCCATGTTGAATTACTATCCACGGCATATTGTCTCTGATTTCCTGAACAACTGTATTGATTGAGTTGAAAATAAACTCCCAGTCTAAATCAGACCTATCTCTGGTGGTTTTGCGACTTGCTTTATATTCTTTAAAGAATTCTTTGCGCCAAGATCTACCCTCACAGCATATAACAAGCTGCCCATATTGTTTACGGAATTTTTTATTATAAGCTCTCATAGCATTAAGAATAGAAATGCGAATATCACTAAGTGAATGGTCCATCTTCTGGTGTATAATGGACCCTATCACACATCCATTAAAGTCAATTAATATCATTTATAAATTCTCCAAGAAAGTTACTCATATAATTAATACCCAATTCATTGGGGTCTGTATTAGGAGGACAATGCATCACTTTCGTGCCAAATTTTCCAAGGCGCGCACCTGCAACATCACCATCCACAACAGCTATTATATGATTAAACGGCAGACATAGCAACAGGTTCCTCATTGGCTTTGGATTGTTCATTAGGACCGCGATAGCATTAAACCCTGCGCGTTTGAGAGTGAAATAATCAAATATCCCTTCTACAATACAAAGATAATTTGCGCTATAGTCAATATGATCAAGTCCATAGGGCACAGCACATGCATGTTTGTGATCTGGTTTGCTTAGGTAAGTGAAGTACTTGCTATCCGTTGGATGTTTATGGTCTCGCTTAGGTCCATAAGGTTTATATTGATGGAAACCAACAAACTGCCCTATAAGATTGTAGAGAGGAAAGACCGCACAATTGCTTTCATCATCTACCATGAAATTATCGGTCATTATATCTACATCACGGTCTATCAGGTGTTGCATCATATTCATTATTTATTGTCTCCAATAATGTATCTCTATGCTTATAGAGATGAGCTCGTCTCACTCGACATGACAGCCATTCATTATAATAATCATCAGATATTATTGCATGTCGAACAAATTGCTCATATGCTTCAAGATACCCACATTCAGATTTAGTTTTACAGAGATGTATTATTTCACGTTTGAAGTTGCAACGACCAAGCTTGGCTACATCGGCCGCCACCGTTGCACTGGATCCATAATAGGACTGCCAATCAGATACTACTTTACTCCGGACACGCTTACCTTTCTTTTGAGATCCTTTAATAGACACAAAGAACTTTTTCCCGATATATTTCCTACCATCAAGCAGGTTTGTCATAATATAAACAAATCCCTGCCATTCAGGCTTTTTGGGATTAAAGTCCTCAGCAAGGTTGAACTCTTCGCCATCATATAACCACATAATAATCCAATAGAGTGTATGTGATTATATTTAGGTACTATATTATCCAAGCAATAATTTATTCCTAGCAGTCTCTTCAAATAAGGCCTTCAACTCATTATAGCCACCAACCTCCTCTTGCATTCCGTTAATTACATACGGAAAAGACTTAACTGTAGGAAAATCCTCTTTAAATCGGGCCAACGACATCTGACCTCCATCCCCAACAATGACCTCGCGGTGAGGAATGGAATTCATATGAAGAAACGCCTTAGCATTCTCGCAAAATGAACATGGTGGTGTCTTTCTAGTGTATACCGTTATCATAAATTATATCCTCTTCTAGTTTTATTTATAGTCAATGTATTGTTAATAACTTCCACCTCTTCCCAGCTTATAACCAGAGGGCATACCCTCTAAAGCTATCTGCCAATCATACATTCTAATTTTATTGGTATCTGAATATAGCCATCTAAATCCAGTATCTCTAGATGATATTTCCATCCCAATCTCATCTTTAAATACATCAAATATATGGCGGCCGGAAAATCTAAATGATGTTAATATATTAACTGGTATGTTATTAAATTTACAATACCACGACCATTTAGCTTTAGATATAATACCCCCGAACACTTTATACATATCCTTACCTATTGATATGATATCTTCTTCAGTTAAATCGCTAGCATTGGGATTTGAATATCCGGTGGCTAGTAATTTGAAACGCGCTTTCGTTTTTTCTGAATGGTGTGTTGGGCCATAACCACCAGCTGCAAGTTGTAAAGCTCGTTTTGTTTTCGTCAATTCAGCAGCTCGATCTTCTCCCATCATATCAACGTAGGTTCGGCCTTTATGATTTGGTGGTCTATTATCAGCACATACATTAGTCAATATTCCATATTCTTCATATCCAATTCGTCCATACTTTAATATTAAAGACGCTTCTATACTATACGCCAACTGCTCATCTTCTATATTCTGAGCAAAAAACTCGACATGGGGTTCATATCCCAACGAATTGAGTTTTTTAATTTTAGCGGTTTTTTTAGTATTACCTTCTTTATTTAAGCTGGATTCTATGAAGTGATTCTTCCATCGATCATCGCGGCCCTTGCCTATGTAGAATACCATGTCATCTCTTGGGTCTATTAGTCCATAAACGTAATACAACATTTCACTCTCCTGTTTTTCTTTATTTATAAGAATCGTTTTTTCAAGGTAGGTGAGATGTTCATATGAATATTTAGAACCATGGGCAAAAACAATATAGTTATTATTACCGTTTGGTGTTGTATCAACCAATTCATTCCCTATATTGGTTACAGAATGTTTGAATGCGTGCAGTATATTATGTGAGTCTTTGACGAAGTAATAACCTAACACCGGATTGAATGAACTATTATAATGGCATTCGGATGATCGGTTACCCTCTGTAACCGATACTTTTACTTCATCTATCCTGACACATTCCATTGCACGAGCGAATTCGATGCATTCCTCAAGTGTGGGTGTAAAATGCACTACAGGCTCAATCCCTTTAATGTATCAGATGACACATCTTGCTTCACGCCACCGATAATATACGATGAAATTTGCGTTTGCTGCGGCGCGACTTGTACACTGCTTCCTCCAATCCATTTCTCAGTCCATGGTAATGGATTGGACCTCTGAACTTGATATGGCGAAATATAACCCAGGGCACGCATTCTTTTTGATGTAATCCAATCAACATAATCGGCTAACAATCTCTCGTTTAATCCGATGATGGATCCATCCTTAAATAAATATCGGGCCCATTCCTTTTCCTGCTCAGCTGCAGTAATGAACATATTAGTTACTGCCTCATTACATTCTTCCTTGATTTCTGCAAACTCTGGATCTTCCTTCACAAGAGCTCTTATTATAGCCATAGATCCAGCTAAATGTACATTTTCGTCACGGCATATAAATTTAATTATTTTAGCATTACCCTCCATTGTTTTTAATTCAGCAAAGGCCCACGAACAGGCAAATGAAACATAGAACCTAACACCTTCCAATATATTAATAGCATTAAGAGCCATCCATAGATGCTTCTTATGTTCACGTTCTGTTAGTAATATATCTTGTCCATTAACCTCATGTGTGCCATATCCCAACAATGAACACCATTTAGAGTAATCAATAAGAGCATCATAATACACTGATATATCTGACGCGCAATCAATAATCTCACTGATATCTTTCATCTCATCAAATACAACCGATGGATTTGGGTATATGTTGCGAATAATATGGGTGTATGATCTAGAATGAATAGTTTCGGAAAACCCCCACGTCTCTATCCACGTCTCCAATTCAGGCAGAGACACAATTGGAAGCAACGCGAGATTCACAGATCTCCCTTGGATAGAATCAAGAAGTATTTGGCGCTTCAAGTTTGATGTGAAAATGTGCTTCTCCACATCACTCAATAACCCAAAGTCATGCCTATCTTTTGATACATCTATTTCATCCGGTACCCAGAAAAAGCTAATTTGTTTTTCTGTTAACCGATCTATCTGTGGATATTTCATAGAGTCATAACGAGCCACATCAACAGGCTCATCAAAGAACATTGAAGAGTCGAGGTGACTCTTCTTATTGACACTAAACACTGACATTTATTATAGCTCCTTAAAATTTACAGCTATTATTTTTGCAATTAGATAGCGCAGCTGTCGCAGATCTCATCAGCATCCTCATCCTCATCCTCTTTGAGGTCCTTAGGTGCTTCATCATCGACATCTCCTGACCCATCATCTGTGTTAGAATAATACAATTGCTTAATCCCTAGCTTATATGCATAAAAGATATCTTGCAACAGGTGGGACATAGGAACCTTACCACCCTCAAAGAATTTTGGGACATAAGATGTATTGACAGATATACCCTGATCAATAAACTTCTGCAGGACCCCGCATATATTCAGATATCCTTCAGGTGACTGTTGATCCCATAGTAGATCATAACTCTTCCTGTATCGATGTAAGCTAGGCACTACTTGGGCCATGACGCCATCCTTTGATGCCTTGTAACTAACGAGATGTCTTGGTGGCTCGATACCATTGGTGGAATTGGAGATTTGCGCTGAAGTATTATGTGATATGCAACCATTGCCTAACACATACGTTTCATCATCAGTTGATATATCCCAAGTATGCTCACTAACTACATCTCTTTCAATCTTTGATATTTTCATTATACAATTCCTCTATTGTTATTGAACACATACCACCCTTTAGTCGATTTTCTTTCCATGTTACAAACTTTAAATTATCAATCGACCCTATTAATTTAGGTGATATATTATTTATAAATCCCATTGAGATGGAATACTTGTGATCTAATTGAGTTCCATCTGAGGGGCCCCCAGATAAACACCTTTTATCATAACCATCCATAGATTTTATATCATTCATGTTAGTATATTTCCATACTTCATTCTTATATAATTGCCAATCTGACATATCACTGTATGGAATCCAAAGCCCCTTATCTTCAAAAGTCTTCCTCGTCTTTGCTATTCTTTTATCAAACTCCACATTACCCAATGCCTTTCTAGAGCAATGACCCCTAGATTTCTTAATTGCATCATCAATTTCACTGGTAGACATATCCGTTGTGGTTTCTAAATGTATGCGATATCCGTCTTTACCAATTTTTTTATCATGCAATGCTCTAATTTTACGTTGGGCGTATTCTATAGATTTGCCACGTTTGATATAATATTCTATATGAAGCGGCGATGTTTCTAAGTTATGCAGTCTAGCATACTCAATAGCTGTATCTAAAGTATACCCATGGTGTAACCAGTATTCCTTACACAACTTACTTCGACGTTTTGGGTGGACCTTGCTCAGATCCCACCCTTTCTTGAGAGATTTTTCTTGCCATTCATTATATAATCTACGGCCCTCATCATCTCCATATTTTTTGATGAAATTCGGAAGGTTAGTGGCTTTATCGGCTTTATATTTAATTATATAAGCCTTGGCTTCCTCCATACTTATATTTTCTCTGCTCATTATATATTCAGGATCATATACATTAGCTCTTTTCTTTTTGTTCATATTAATTCCTTGTTGATGCCCAATGTATTATATATACAAAACTAGATTTCAGGCATCAATATCGAGTATATCATCACCTTCGTTTAAGTCTTTTACAGCAACCCACGTTTGTTTGCCATCTCGATTAACCAATAACGTGTGATTTTCTGTAAACTTGAAACTTGAACCATCATCGAATGTTATATTTGTTAATGGAGTATAACCATTATAATATACTTCATAAGCTGTCCTATCACCAGCCAAAGTTATTGGTTTAATTAGCTCAAAACGTTGAGGTAATCCCATTGAATATAGATTCTCATAATCAATATCACCACCATATTGTTCTATGAATTTACCTAAGGTAATATTTAATCCAGATTTCAATTTAATCTCATTATATAAAGATTGACATTCAGCTGGCATACATGCCATGAGTGTTGAGTTACGAATGCCATGTTTTTTCAGTGCACTCCGTAACTCTTCCCAATCCATTTTAAGTGTCGAGTTATGCACTTCATCAACTTCTTTCTTATAGGTATCAATCGGCATCAAACCTTGTCCATATTTGGTCTCATTCAGTCCCGGGCAAGCACCCTTTTCCTTCGCTAGATTAACTGAGGCTTTGATTAAGTAATACGACCATGCCTCTGTGTATTCATGCACAGCATCAATGCCTGAGTTATCGTGATATTTTAATCCCCTTTTTGCTAGAAAGAAAGCTAAATTGATAATACCAATTCCTAATGGCCGACGCTTCATTGTAGAATTCTGAGCAGCTATGATTGGATATTCTTGATAATCAAGTAACTCATCTAACGCACGTACTGCTAAATCAGCGTATTCTTCAAAATCACTAGGATGATTAATCAATCCTATATTGATAGCTGCTAGTGTGCAGAGACTTATCTCACCATTCGGATCGTTTATATCCTGTAGAGGCTTTGTCGGCAAATCAATTTCCGCACAGTTGTGTACTAATATTCCATTAGCAAAAAAGTTTTCATTATCCTGCACTGTTATATCATAAACAGCCTCTTGATGATTAAGCCTTTCTATTTTTATTCCCATATTTTCTTCCTAATTCCCATTTATCTGGCTGCTTATTTTCAGTGAATTGTTTTGACTCTTTAGTGTAGTGGTTGCTGTACCACTTGCGGTGATTACCTTTACCGGCACGAGAGAGCTTGAGTTTATGTTCCTCGGATTTTGCATATTTCAATGTGCTGAGGTCACGATCATACTTGTCACAATATGCGCGCGCGAACCTCTGTTGACCATTGCCACTATATCCGCTAAATCTAACCTTTGAGTAAGATTTTGGCATATCAAATACCTCAGCCGAGTATTCTATGAATTGGCTAACACTACTGTTGCATTCATTCTCCATGAAATATGAGTGCGCGCAACAAAGAATTTCGTCGTCAGTGAAACCCGACCACCTTCCATTAGCACCTCCAATATGACCTAGGCTCCTTTTCCACTCATCATACTTTTCTGGTGGAACTGCCCAACCACCATCACCACCCAACGTTTGATTGTAGCCATATTTAAAGGTACCCCTTTCCTCAATCATCAAGCGCTCTTGGTGCTGAGCTTCCACTTTATCACCACCTTCCCATAGTATGGTGTCATAAAAATCATCCCACCCATATTTTCTGATAGCTCTATAGAAGTGAGTGCCTCCGCCACTTTGAGCAGCACTATAGTGCTGCCTAAGACGGTGACGAAGTCCCTTTCCAGTATACCCGATGTATTGTTTTCCACTGGTTTTAGATGTGCACATATACACGATGAACATAGTTTGTCTCCGGTTGGTAGATATATCTATATATAATTTTAGATAATTCTACCAACCGGATGACCCACTAATTAATCTACAATATTAACAACTCATCAGCTTCGTTCAATTCCCCAGCAACAACATATCCACGATTTTTGGTATAGATGGGGTGGTCTGCTGTACATCTAATTGATTTGCCAGTAGCATCATCAGTGATACGCAACACCTCCGCTTTATCAGACATCTTCTTAGCTGCAGTTACTAACTTATATTCATACATCAGGTCTTCCGTGTTGTAGGAGTATGTCTGAACATCATGGCCATCTTGAACGAGATCAACCACTTCGCTCATAGCAACATCATATTGCACTGCACCATCGACGACAACGTCAAGTTGCGTATCCCCAGCTACACAAAGATTGGACATCCGAATTGGCGCGGCCGCGGGTAGAAATGATCCATGTTCATTAGCATGATCTACATTTTGCAAGTAAATCCGTCCAGTATCTTTACGTTCTGTAATGAAACTTGAAAATAAATCAAGAGCCGATACTGTAGTCTTACGAATATTATCATCTTGCTCATACTGCTCATACAATCTCTGAAACTCATCTTGATCTTCGTAAAATGCATCCAATAAACCAGGGACTTCTTGTGGAGAGAATAGAGTGATATTCCCACCTTGCATTACCCGCGTATACATCAACTTGTTAAACTGTACAGCATAATCGAGTTGTCGAACGCGATTGCTTTCTGTCCCTTTATTATTCTTGAGTACAATCAAATCTTCAAACTCGAGGTGCCAAGCTGGATAATAAGCAGTGGCAGCCCCACCCCTAACGCCACCTTGGGAGCAGCTTTTAACTGCGGATTGGAAATACTTGAGGAATGGTATGACCCCAGTGTGTTTAACTGAACCATCCCCAATACTAGATCCTAATGCTCTTATTGCACCAACACCCAAACCGATCCCAGCTTTTTTCGAGATATACTTGACAACAGCTGATGCCGTTGCGTTGATAGAGTCGAGAGAGTCCCCTGATTCAATTAATACACAAGAACTGAATTGCTTTGTTGGAGTTCTTACCCCTGCCATTATTGGAGTTGGTAAAGAAATGAAGAATTTAGATATAGCATCATAAAACCGTTTGATGTATTGCATCCTAGTGTTTGTGGGATACTTTGCAAATAGAGTTGCTGCAATTAGCACATAAGCTACTTGAGGGGTTTCATACAGCTGACCCGTTGATCTATTTTGTACGAGATATTTTGATCTCAATTGTTCCATGCCAGCATAAGTGAATGTCCAATCACGATCGTGCTTAACAATAGAATCAAGATGGTGTATATCTGCAGTAGTGTATAAATCAAATACATCAGAGTCATACACTCCCGCTGCAATATTATCACATATTATCTGATTTAATGCAGGGGGATTGAATTGGCCATATACCTCTTTACGGAGCTTATAATTGATCAACCTTGCTGCAACAAACTGATAATTTGGGTTATGCTCATCAATCAATTCCGCCGCCGATTTGATTAACAACTCATGTATTGAGTATGCTGGGATACCATCATATAGTTGGATATTTGCTCTAATCTCAATTTCTGAGATGGAAACACCTGCAATATCTTCAGTTGCCCATTCAAGGACCTTGTGTATTTTATTGAGGTCGAATTTTTCTTTGGTTCCATTGCGCTTATTAACATTAAACTCTGTCATTTATTGTAGTATCCTTAGTTGGATTTGATGTATATGGGTATATTATACTAGAGTCAAAAAAAGGCCAACAGGTACCTGTTAGCCTTTTGTGTGGGAATATTGCTGTATATTATATATCGTGTTTGCGGCGGTTAGAATGAATGCCCTTATCATCTAGATGGTGAGGGATAGAGCTGGACATAGATTCTCTGATTACGTGTAATAACACAATTGCTCCTACAATATTTATTGCAGTATAAACGAATAGATACCAGGTCATTTGATTCACCTATCAAGACAAACGGTTATACCGCTTCTCAATTGTACGGCTACCAAACCAAAAGGCTACTATCGCCGCGAATATTGCTTCTGTTTCAGGATCCCAAATCTGTTCAGCTGCCGATAAGAAATCCCCTCCATTGTCCATCACGCTTATCATTGTAGCAATTTTAATGCTAGCAAATAAAGCAAAGAACATATAGGTTATGAACGGTCTAACAGACTTTCTTACTCCCCCAAAAAACCCCGTTTCTTTAGCGAGAGCTGTGCTATGCTCAAGCAACCTCGCGTGCTCTTTATCAACAGCCTTTTCGTTGTAGGCCATCAAATCCAATTCAACATTTTGCTTAGCCAGATCAGCCTGTAACTCAATTAATTTATTCTGTTGTTTATTCATTTCCTTCTGTTTGAATATATCAATTACAGAAGGAATTGCAGATCCTGCAAATCCAGCAACTGCTGAAATTATTGTTCCTATCATATATTTCTCCTAGGATGATATTAAGAGCACCGAAGAGTTTTTATTTTATCATATGATTCGGTTACTATATCAACATCAGATCCTGGATTATTCCGAGAAAATAGATACAGAGTGAATTCGGATTCTTCATCTAAATTCAATTCACCTTTCCAGTTACCATCATCATAAGTTCCTTCGGCAATCTTTTTAAAGGTATTTGAGCTAACGCGGAATTGCTTCCTTCTATGCTTACTCATCACTTGCCTTTTTGTGGGGGACATGTTAACACCCCCACCAGATGCTGCGTTTGCTGCAACCTCTATTATATTATCTAACCTTTTGTTTATCGCGTACCTGATGTATCTATGTGTCATCTGATCAAATCCCCTGCGCTTACTATAATAAATCTATTGGTTTTGGGGTGCAAAACTTCATACAAATGAGCATTAAAGCATGTTGCCACAGGAGTTAAATGCTCTGGAACACTAATCTTAGTTCCTTTTAAGGCTATAGGATCTCCCGTTATTTGATCACACACATCATGGATCAGTCTATATGTACCCTCCAGAAGTTTACTCTCTTGCAGATAAAAGCATTCAGTTAGTTGCAAATCTCCCTCAACTATTCCATACTTAGCCACTGTCTCTCTAATAATTGCTTCGCTCATACCAGTCTCTTCTCTAATTAAATAAAGAGCCGCGGCATAACTTGCTACATATCTGGATCCAACAGGGGACTTACTTATTATCTTTTTGAGATTAAATACTACCCGATGAAACATATTATAAGATGACTTCTCATCTGATGTTATTGGTTTGCGTATTTTTCTTCCCTTATCATTAATCAGACCATTTTTATATGCGCCGGTTTTATCCCAGGGAGTGGTAAGTAACCGAAGGAAGCGGAATGCATAAATTGCATCTGTAGTTCTTGACATCAACCCCATTACAGTTTCCTTAACACATCCACTACTTGAGGATCTAGTGGAATATCAATAAGTTCATTATCAGGTAGATAATTCAAATATATCAAGAATGGCTTTATGATAGACCATTGATGTTTATTTTTAAATTTGAATTTAAGCATCCTCAAGGAGGCCTCTATCCCAAATACATTGAATATAACTACAATGTGATTCAGTATCAACCTCTCTTGCAAATCTTCAGATTGAATATATCTACCCAATAATCTCTTAATATACTTAAACCTATGCAAATCATCATGGAACTCACTGAGTTCACAGCACTGAGGATTATCATAGTTGTTCATGGCGTACCATGCAAAATTGTCATCATCCAATTGACCAAAGCTAGTGACCATACTCTAAACAACCTATTTAATTATTATCATTTAGAGTATGTAGTGTCCTTATTTATCAGCTTCATCTTCGGGTTCTGCTTCATAGGTTTCACTTAGCCGATTTTCCCATTGGGTGACGAATTCTGGTGTGGCTTTAGCTTTAGCTTTAGCTTTATTAGTTTTAGCTTTATTAGCTTTAGCTTTAACTTTAGCTGATGTGGGTTCTGCTTCATAGGTTTCACTTAGCCGATTTTCCCATTGGATGATGAATTCGTCACTTAATTGGACGCGTTTAAGCATTTCCCCTTTAACTCCAACGAATCCCTCTGGTGTGGCTTTTGCTCCCTTGAATGCCCGAAGCCATCCCGCTAGTTTATTAATATACTTGTCCATTTTAATATCCTTAATTATGGCAACAGATAAAGTGTAGTTGCATTTGTTTTTTTGCTTACCCATTTCTTAGCTTCATTATACTTCATATTGGGAGTCATGATAGCATCTTTCGGCTCGAAATCATCACCAAATGGGTCAGTTGAACTAAAGGTCCAAGAGCTCTTGCCACTAGGTTTCATAGAATGGCTGGTTTCATACATATCAGAATTTATTTCAACAGACTCTTCAATGTATCCACGGTGAACATCATTGAAGCGCCGGGCAATGTGCTGGACGAATGATTCCTGCATTCCCTCTTCTTCCTCATCGTATTCGTCTTGGTCTTCATCTTCTACATCAGCATGACGCTTCGGCGCTTTATCTACAAGTACAGGAGCAGGAGCAGTCTCTTTATCAATGATGTTCATATTATCCAAATGCATATCAACAAACTTTCGTTCTGTTTCTGAATGTGGTAAATACGTATCATGGTTCATTGGGTTACGGCTTTTTTCTTCAAGCTCGAGACCTCTAAGTATTCCAGCATCAAACATAACATCAACTGATTGATCTTCGTTCACAACAAGAACTTTACCTAGACCATACTTCGGATGTAGTAGGACAGACTCTTTAGTCATTTTAGGTTTGTCATCATCTTCGTCGTCATCTTCTTCGTCGTCTTCGTCGTCATCTTCTTC